ACCGAAAACGATAAGACAGTAACCGAGAAAAAAGGTAGGCTGTCTTTTCTTTTGAAGTATAAACCAAATGAAGTCATGACACCATATGACTTCATCTACAAAACGATCACTTTGCTCTTGCTGAATGATAATGCGTTTGTTTATCCTAAGTTTGATAAGGATACAGGTGAACTTAAAGGTATCTATCCACTTCGGCCTATTACAGTAGAAATGATTGTTGATAGTTTAGATACTTACTTCATCAAGTTCTTGTTTGACAATGGTGAGTCGTACATTTTGCCATATGATAATATCATTCATTTAAGACGACATTTTGGACAAAACGATATCTTTGGTGGAACTGGTTCTACTGGTGACCATGAAGCCATACTTAAAACGATATCTATAAATGATAGTTTACTCCAAGGAATCGATAACGCTATCAAATCTTCAATGCAAATAAAAGGTATCTTGAAAATGAATGGGATGTTATCTGAAACAGATAAAAAGAAACAACGTGAGCTATTCGATGCAGCACTTTCAGAATCCGTAAGTTTAAAAGGCAGCTCAATTATACCTATCGACTTAAAGAGTGAATATATTCCTTTAGCAGTTGATCCGAAGTTAATTGATAAAGATACACTGGAATTCTTACAAGCAAAGATACTAGATTATTTTGGAGTATCATTGCCAATCTTTACAAGCAAATACACAGAAGACGAATACAACTCATTCTATGAATCAACGATAGAGCCTTTAGCTATTCAACTTAGCGAGGCTTTTTCTTTAGGATTATTAACGGATAATCAACTAGAACGTGGAGAGGAAATCATCTTCTATAGTGAAAGGTTACAGTATGCTTCATGGAATACAAAAGTAACAGCAATCGAGAAACTAATGAGTTTAGGTATTATGTCACTTAATGAATCAAGAGCGCTTTTAGGACTTGAACCAATAGAAGGCGGAAACAAACGACTACAATCATTAAACTTTGTGGATGCGGATAAAGCGAATCAATATCAGGTAGGAACGGAGGAACCTATAGATGAAAATAACAGTTAATGGAAAGATATCAGAAGATGCCTTAAAGGTTATCTTAGATACACAAAAGAAGAAAACGATTATCATTGATGATTATTGCAAGAAAGAAAAACTCGAGTCACTTTTCTATAAAGACTCAGAACTTGAATATGAGTATCAAAAATTAGAAAAACAAGCAACACCAAAACCAAAGAAAGTAGAGACTCGTAAAGATGATAAAGGAAACTAGACTCGCAGATGTCACGCTTCATGAAGAAGATGACAAGATGATATTAGAGGGCTATGCATTAGTCTTTAATAATGAAACGCTGATAGGTGACGAAGAATATGGTTTCTTAGAAGAAATCGATTCAAGAGCACTATCGGAAACCAAAATGAAGGATGTTCCTATGAAGTACAATCATATGGACTCCTTTTTAATTATCGCTAGAACTAAGAATCAATCTTTATCACTAACTGTTGATAGTATTGGTTTAAAAGTGCGAGCTGAGTTGTTAGATACCAATACAAATCAGGACATCTATAAAATGGTCAGAAGCGGGTTGTTGGATAAGATGAGTTTTGCTTTTACGGTAGATGAACAAGTGTGGAATCGTGAAGGTAGAATTCCAAAGAGAACTATTACAAAAATTGAAAGGTTGTATGATGTGTCGGTTGTGGATACTCCAGCATATGATGCAACTTCTATATATGTTCGTTCTTTAGAATCTATGGAGTTAGAACTAAAGGCTATGGAGTTAGTAGAGCAGGAACAAAAGTCAAGCATTATCAAAAAACGTATCAAAATCAAATCACAAATCTAAAAGGAGAAAAAAATCATGAATTTAGAACTTAGACGAAAAGAAATCGAGTCAAGACTGACTGAAATCAGAGGTCTTGTCGATAATGAAACAGATATTACAAAACTTGAAGCATTCGAAACGGAAACGACTGAGCTTCAAGAAGAAAGAAGTATTATTGATAAGAAAATGGCAATTGCTAGCAAAACTGAAATTAAGCCAATCGTTATTGATAATAGAACTAAAATTGATAAAGAAAAACTAGAGCAACGTGCAGCAAGTTTGCGTGAAAGTCGTGTGATTCAAGTGTCAAGTGAAGAAATCTTACTACCTGATCACACCGCTTCAGGATTAACACCAGTACCATTTGCTCAAGTATCAACTCTTGTTGATCTTGTAAATGTCATCAATCTAAATGGTGGAGAAACGTACAAGAAATCCTTTGTTAAAAATAATGGTATTGCTGGAACGACACTGGAAGGACAACCTTATAGCGAAACAGAACCTGCATTTGGATACTTGACAATTTCAAAAGTAAAGATTACTGCCTATACAGAAATCACAGAAGAACTTGAAAAGTTGCCTGCTATTCCTTATCAAGCAGAAGTATTACGTAACATCAATATTTCACTGAAAAAGAAAATCAGTGAACAGATTTTACGTGGTGCAGGAACGACTAATACCTTCACTGGTATCTTTAGCGATGCAGCAGTAGCATTAGCTGATAAAGCACCTCTAGAGATTGAAGCAATTACTGATTCAACACTTGATGATATTGTCTTTGCCTATGGTGGAGATGAAGAAGTAGAAGGTGGAGCAGTTCTTATCTTGAATAAGAATGATTTACGTGCATTTGCTGGACTTAAAACTCAAGAAGGAAGAAAAGTGCATACTATTGACTATGTCAACAAAACTATTGATGGTATCCCATATATCATCAACTCTCATTGTAAAGCCATCGCTGATAGTAATACTGCGGCTGGAGAATACGGTATCGCATATGGAGCACTTAAAAATTATGAAGTTCCAGTATTTTCACCAGTTGAAATTGGAAAATCAACTGATTACAAATTCAAAGATGGAATCATCAGCTACAAAGCATCAGTATTCACTGGTGGTAATGTAGTGGGTTATAACGGGTTCCTACGTATTAAAAAGAAAGCTGCAGCTTAATAGCTGAAGCAAATTAAAAGTTTAAGAAAGGATTGATCTCATGGCGATACTAGACATTGTAAAAAAGGCACTACTCATACCTTTATCAGAATCATTTGCTGATGACGAGTTGAACACTCACATTGGTAGTTGCAAAGCATACTTGACGAGTTGTGGAATTGATCCTTCTTATATAAATGATGAATCAAATCCCATGGTTAGCACAGTGATTATTATTTATGTGAAGACGTTTTTTGGCTTTAAGAATGATGGGAGTGCAAAAGAACTACCAAAGACATTTGATATGTTGGTTGGTCAGATTGCACTAACACATGGAGTTTCAGAAAATGTATCCTAATTCACCCAATATATCCATAAAATTGCTAACCATGGATTTGGTTCAAAATTCTATTGGTTCTTCAACATACCAACTTATAAACTCAAAAGAAGTTATTGGCATAAACTTTAGCATTACATCAAACGAATATTATGAAAGCAAACGATCAGACATAAGAATCGATGTAGCACTTAAAATTCAAAGTTTCTTGTACGATGGTAGCAAATACGCTGACATTGCAGGAAACATTTACAAGATTGAACGAACGTATCAGATCGGACAGTTCATTGAATTATATTTGAGTAAGTCTAAGATCAGAAAGAGTTACATCATTGGTTACAATTGATGAACTTGGAGTTGCTATATCTAAAATGGTAGAAGAGTATGCCGAAGAGATTATTGGAAAACTTGAAAAGAGGCTAGATGAAACTGCAAAGGAAATTGTGAAGTATATTAGCACTCATGCACCAAGAAGTGGTGGTTCAAAACCATTCGCAGATTCATTCGTTGCTGAACCTCAAGGTACTGGAATCAACAAGACGATTGTTATCTTCTCAAATGAAAAAGGAAAACTGACACATTTACTAGAATTCGGTTTTACACATCGTAGTGGTAAGTATGTAGGACCAAGACCCTTTATGCGTCCAGCGTTTGATTTACTTACACCAAAAATGTTAGACGATATTAAATCAATTATTGAAAAAGGTGATGATTAATGCAAGAGAAACTAGAAGCTTTATTTGACACACTCAATTCTGTTTTACCAGGTAAAGTGTCATATGGAACAAGAGAAGGGTTAGAAAGTGATACAAATTATATCATCTACCAAGAACTTAGTAATCGTTCAATTGTGTATGCTGATGATAGAGTTGTTGCAAAGGTAGCTACATTTCAAGTCAGTTTGATCACTGAAAAGAAGAACTTAGTATTAGAAGAACAGTTAGAAGCATCCCTACATTTTATGGGATATGAATTTGAATTATTATCTGAATTTGTCAATGAAGACAGTTCAGTTAACAGAGTATATGAAATCAAACAGGAGGTATTTTAAATGAGTAATAAAGTCACATTTGGTTTAACAAACATACACTATGCACTCGCAACTCAAGCAGAAGATGGTAGTTGGACCTTTGCTACACCTAAACGTTTAGAAGGTGCACAGGAGATTACTACTGAAGCTATCGGTGGAAGCACACAAGTGTATGCTGATGATAAGGTAATCGCAACTCTAGTGTCTAACTCGGGAACAACAGTTACCTTAAAATTCACTGAGATTGATGATGTGTTTAAAAAGGACATCTTTGGTGTTTTAGAGGATACAAATGGAAATCTTGTAGAAGTAGTAAATAGCGAAACAAAGACATTTGCATTAGGATATGAAATTCAAGGAGATATCAAAGCAAGACGTATATGGTATTTCTTATGTACAGCTACACCTTCAGGAGATGCTAGTAAATCAAAAGCAGATTCTATTGAAGCAAATTCAATCACATTGAACATTACAGCTAGACCGATTGAATCTGGAAACAATCTAATTTTAAGAGTCATAGCAGGTGTGGGAGATACGAACTATGCAGCATTCCTAACTTCAGCTCCAGCATTACCAACATTTATTTAAGGAGATAATCTAACATGGAAAAAACACTTAAATTAGGTGATAAGGATTATCGCCTTCATTCATCATTATTTACAATTATTGACTATCGTAATGTATTCTCAACAGAACTATTTAGCGATATCAAGAAACTAGAAAAATCAAACATCAAAAAAGAGGATGATTTATCAACAGTTATTGATACAATCTTCCGAATCATCTATGTCTTACATCGACCTTTCAGTAAACAATCATACAACGACTTTTTAATGTCGTTGGATTTTTCTCTTTTAAGCAATCAAAACGAACTTGAAAATCTTACGAATACGATAGGTGAAATGCTCGGAACGTTTCAAAAAGGATCTACACCCAAGCCACCAACA